CTTCAACGCCGCGTACTTCTTCCGTCGGGTCGGCGCCCTCATCGTGGGCCGTGACCGTCGGAGGGGAGTGCGCCGGGTTCGGAGCGCACACGAATGACAATTGCCAAGAGCATGGCGCGCTGGTTATTTGCCAGCCTGATCGTTTTCATTGTCGGCAACGGCTTGGGCTACATCGGGCGCACCTATGAGTGCCGTAGCGACCGCGTGCGGGTATACGTTGCCGCCCCTGGGTATGAAGCGCCCAGGGATCGGCTGCCTGAGAAGCTGTACGCCATGCAGGTGACCCGCTGCGCGCTGCCCGAGCAGTGGGGTGGGGATCGAGAGCCGTTAGAGGGCTATCCTTGAATTAGGATCCACTGATCTTCTTATTGGCGGATGAGCTAGGCATACTAATGCCTTCGCCTACCCTCAAAGGGCTTCAAAATGGACTCTTCAGTAACTACATTGCCTGACGTTGATAGCGCTAGAGACGCCTTCCAGGATGTAGCAGTGTTTAATGCACACCGTGCGGAAATATTCCGTTTGGTGGCAAAACATGCTGCGTATCCTGAGTGGCAGAGTCGGTTAGCCCTTGTAGCTACGCCAGGACAAAGCGATAACGTGCTCGCGTTGGAAAGTCCATATGGCAAAGGGAGGATTATATTCTCACCGCGGATAGGGGAAACAGGGTCATACGGTCAATTTCTGGTGCAGAAGTTAGAGTTGGATGCCAAGGATGAGAATTATTGGAAAACCGTCTGGATTCTGACTACCGACACCAATGATAAAATTACATTAGGCGATGGCCGCGACGTGATAAACATGCGGTCTCCATACCGAGATCAGTATTCGGAAATGACGCTTGCTATAGCTGCTGCGCTTGGGAAGTGAAAGCCATCTAACCACAGTTTCTTTCGGGAAAAATCGCCTTGGTCGGACGCTATATCAAAATAGCGACGGCTGTGGCGACTCCAAAGCGCAATTACTAGCATCCATCACCACCGCCTGCCCAGGCAGGTCATCGCCGAGGGCGGCAAACACGGCACCCCTCGCTTTTTGATCGCGAACTTTATCGCAGGCCGGCAACGTTTCTGAATGCTGATGTCTGCTTCCCTCCGAGCGCTGGAGGAGTGACAGAGATAGGTACTCCAATGACAACCAAGCAACCTGACTGGGAGGCTATCCAAGGCCTGTACAGGGCTGGGTCGCTATCGGTTCGCTCCATCGCTGAACGTCACAACATAAGTGACACCGCCATCCGAAGCAAAGCCAAGAAGAATGGATGGAGCCGTGACCTAACCGACCAAGTGCGGCAGGCGGCCAAGAGCAAGTTGGTTCGCACCGAAGTTCGCGCAAACAGTTCGCAGCGCGAACTGCGAACCGATGACGAGATTGTGGAGGAAGCTGCTACCGAAGCCGCGTCCGTCGTGCTGGCTCACCGTACGGGATTAGCGCAATGGCGGACCATTGCTGACAAGCTGTCCGAAGCTTTGGCCGAGATGGAAGTGAACGAAGGCAACCTAGGTGACTTCTCGCGTGCTCTGAATGCGGGTGTGGATGCTCAGCTCAAGGTTATCAAGGGTGAGCGCCAGGCCTACAATCTCGACACCGAAGAAGGCGACAAGACAGTCAATGACCTTGCCGCAATGATGGACGAGCTATCGAAGGACGCCTGACATGAAGCCCGAGCATTTAAAGTTGCTACGGGACCGGTTCTGGCGGCTAAACAACCTGTACTTCATTACCGACAAGAACGGGAAGAAAGTCCGCTTCCGCATGACGCAGGAGCAGGTCGACTACTTCCAGGGCATGCATACCCGCAACATCATCCTGAAGGCCCGCCAGCTTGGCTTCACCACCTTGGTCTGTATCGTCCAGCTCGACGCGGCTCTGTTCGAGTCTGCTAAGTGCGCTCTGATCGCGCACACCTTGAACGATGCCAAACGCCTTTTCCGAGAGAAGATCAAGTACGCCTACGACAACCTGCCAAAGGAAATCAGGGCGGCTAACCCAGCGCGCAACGATGCCTCTGGTGAGCTGGTGTTCAGTAAGGGCGGCTCGCTATATGTGTCCACGTCCTTTCGAGGCGGCACGCTGCGCTACCTGCACGTATCCGAGTTCGGCAAGATCTGCGCTAAGTTCCCTCACAAGGCGCGGGAGATTGTCACCGGTGCGTTCGAGGCCGTCGCGGCTGACTGCTTCGTCACCATTGAATCGACGGCCGAGGGCAGGGCGGGCTACTTCTTTGATTACTCGCAAAGTGCGGAGAAGCAGCAACTGGCTGGCGTGCCTTTGGGCCTGCTGGACTGGAAGTTCTTCTTCTTCAGTTGGTGGAGGAACGCTTCCTACTGGCTTGAGCCGGAAGGCGTGGTCATTCCCCAGCGGCTGACTGACTACTTCAACGAGCTACAGGCCAAACACGGCATTGTTACAAATCCTGGCCAGCGCGCTTGGTATACGGCGAAGGAAAAGACCCTCGGCGACGACATGAAGCGGGAATACCCGTCGATACCTGCCGAAGCCTTCCAGCAATCGGTCGAGGGCGCTTACTACGCCAAGCAGTTTGCCAAGCTGTACGCCGCCAAGCGCATTGGTGTGATACCGGAAAACAAGCATCAGCCGGTAATGACGTTCTGGGACATCGGTGTCGGAGACTCCACGGCTATTTGGTTTGTGCGCCAGATCGGCACCGAATACCACGTCATCGACTATTACGAGAATTCGGGCGAGGGCTTGCGGCATTACATGAAGGTGCTAAAGGACAAGGGGTACACCTATTCCGAGCACTGGGGGCCGCATGACATTGAGAACCGGGAGTTTGGTAGTGATGCCAAGAGCCGAAAAGACATAGCCAAAGAGGGTTATGTGATCGACGGCGAAAAATATGCTATCAAGTTTCAGGTTGTGCCCAAAACCGGTGTGGACGATGGCATCGAAGCGGCGCGGGAGATTTTGCCGCTATGCGTATTCGATGAGTCCAGATGCGAGGAGGGTATTACGCATCTTGAAAACTACCGTAAGGAGTGGGACGAGAACCGAGGCTGTTGGAAAGACAAACCATTCCACGACAGCACGTCCCACGGCTCTGACGCCTTCAGATATTTCGCTGTTGCCAAGACCAAGCGCGTACGCACAGCGACCACCACTGCATTGAGAATCTGACCCCATGAGCGACGACCCAAGCAAAGCGCTGCCTGCGGTAGAGGACATGCGCCAGGACTGGTCCGTTGTCGAACCGCTGATAGGGGGCACTCGGGCCATGCGCACCGCTGGCGCCCGGCTGCTGCCCAAGTGGCCCAAGGAAGAGAACGAGGACTACACCAACCGCCTGAAGCAGTCCACGCTGCTACCAGCCTACAGTGAGACGGTCAAGAACATGACCGGACGGGTATTCGCTGAGCCGATGGTGCTGAACGACGACGTGCCCCAGTCCATTGGCGACCTGACACAGGACATTGACCAGCAGGGGAACAACCTAGAGGTGTGGGGCCAGACGTTCTTTGCCCAGGCCTTGGCCTACGGCATTTCCTTTGCTCTGGTGGACTACCCGAAGACGGTGGACGATCAAGGCAACTCGACCGTGCGCACGAAGGCCGATGAGATCGCCACGGGCGTGCGGCCTTACGCCGTGATGATCCGCCCTCAGCAGGTACTGGGCTGGCGCTCGGTAACCCGCAATGGTCGACCGGTGCTCACCCAGTTTCGCTACATGGAGCAGGTGTCCGAGGACGACGGCGAGTTCGGCACGAAGGCCATTGACCAGGTGCGCGTGCTTACACCCGGCGCCTGGGCCACGTACCGCAAGCCAGAAGGCAAGGACGTGTGGATACTGCAAGATGAGGGCACGAACTCGTTACAGGAAATCCCGCTGGTAGCGTTCTACACAGGCCGTACCGGCTTCATGACGGCCACGCCGCCGCTGCTGGAGCTGGCCCACCTCAACGTGAAGCACTGGCAGTCACAGAGTGATCAGGACAACATCCTGCACGTAGCCCGCGTGCCCATGCTGGCAATCACCGGCATCGATGACGACACCTGGGAGCTGAAAGTCGGCACAGCCTCAGCCACAAAGCTGCCCACGGGCGGCGACATGAAGTGGGTGGAGCACACCGGCAAGGCTATCGAGGCGGGGCGCACATCGCTTCAGGACCTGGAAGATCAGATGCGCATCGCTGGCGCCAAGCTGCTCCAGAAGGAAAAACAGGCCACCAAAACGGCCACGCAGGCCGAGGAAGAGGCTGCGCAGGAGATGAGCCCACTCCAGACCATGGCCGCCCAGTTCGAGGATGCCATCGACCAAGTGCTGCAATACTTCGCGGACTACACGAACCAAGGCGAAGGCGGGCATGTGCAGGTCAACGGTAACTTCGACATCGACTTCGCCCCTGAGACAACGCTTCCGCTGCTGCTGAACATGGCCTCGCAAGGGCGGCTGAGCGATGAGACGCTGTTCGCTGAGTACCAGCGCCGTGGAGTGGTATCGAATGACCGCACCTGGGATGACGAGAAGCAGAAACTGGCAGATCAGGGGCCTAGCCTGGGAGCGCTGTAAATGCCGACCGTGAACGAAGCCCTGGCAGACGAGAGCATCGCGCATTCGGTCTCCCTGGATAAGTACAAGCTGGGCGTGGTGCGTCGCATCATCGCCTTGCTCAACCGATCCGATGCGAACTTGGCTGAGGCATTGCGTGTAGCGCTTGACCAGATGCCTGCCGAGTCATTTACGGTCGAGCGCCTGGAGCTGCTGTTGGGTGAGGTGCGGCAGATCAACGCCGATGCCTATGCAGCGGTGAGTCGGGCGCTCCAGGTGGACATTACCGAGTTCGCGGGCTATGAGGTCAGCTGGCAGCGTAGCCTGCTGGAGGCGACGATTCCCCAGCCGGTACTGCTGCGCTTCCCCCTCGTTGGTATCTCAGCAGAGCAGGTTTACGCAGCGGCCATGGCCAGGCCATTCCAAGGCCGGTTGCTGAAGGATTGGTCCAGCACGGTCGAGACTGACCGGATGGCCAAGATCCGCAACGCGGTCCGCACGGGCTACCTTGAAGGCAAGACCACTGACCAGATTGTGCGTACTGTGCGCGGGAGCAGGGCAGCAGGTTACGCAGACGGCTTCCTTGAGCGGCCCCGCAAGGATCTGGCTACGGTCGTTCGCACGGCGCTGAGTCACACCGCTTCCGTAGCGCGCGAAAACCTGTACCAAGCCAACAGCGAGATCCTGGCGGCTGAGGACTGGACCAGCACCCTGGACACGAAAACCTCCGAAGGCTGCCGCATCCGCGACAAGAAGGCCTATGAGATTGGAACGCACAAGCCCATTGGACACAAGATCCCATGGTTACAGGGGCCAGGACGGCTGCATTTCAGCTGCCGCTCCACATCCACACCACGTACAAAATCGTGGCGCGAACTCGGCATTCCGATTGACGAAATGACCGACAAGCAGCGGGCAAGCATGGACGGCGCCGTTCCTGCCGAGACAACGTACAGCCAGTGGTTAGAGCGCCAGTCCGACGCCCGCAAGCTTGATGTGCTGGGGCCTGTGCGGTACCAGATGTACAAGGAAGGCGGAGGCCTGGACCAGTTCTACAGCCCGTCCGGCGAATGGCTGACCATTGAGCAAATGAAGGCCCGCGATACTAAGGCTTTCGTTAAAATGGCGGCATGACCGACAAGCCCAAATTCCATGTCATCACTGGTACGCCTGCGCCTGACACCCCGAAAGAGGAAGTCCGCAAGCGCGTGCGTGCACACGACAAGCCTGCCTTCATGGTCCAGTGCCATCGCTGCGGTGGCCGCGAGGTCATCGAGACGAAGACTGGCGTGATGATGAAGGGCGGTAGGCCCACTGGCGGCACCAAAACACTGCTATGTGTGGGCTGCCTGCTGAATGGCGAGCGCGTCACCCTATAGCTGCACACTGAATCCACAAGAGCCCTGGCATCCGCCGGGGCTTTTTTATGGGCGCGATTCCGGATGGATAGCGCTGCACGGGGCCGGATGGCCCAGCACAAGGGCGGATGCCCGGAGACCCACGCATGAAACTCAAGCTCGACGACCAAGGCCATGTTGTTGTCCAGGATGGCAAGCCGGTGTATGTGCACGACGACGGTAAGGAGGTGGCATTCGATGCCGCTGGCACCGTCTCTACCATCACCAGGCTCAATGCCGAAGCCAAGGCCCACCGCGAGGGTAAGGAAACTGCCGAAAAGGCCCTGAAGGGCTTTGAAGGCATCGCCGACCCGGCAGCGGCTATCAAGGCCCTGGAAACCCTCTCCAACCTCGACGCAAAGAAGCTGGTGGATGCCGGTGAGATCGAGAAAGTGAAGGGCGAGATCAGCAAGGCCTTCCAGGCTCAGCTGGACGAAGCCAACGGCAAGGTAGCCACCTTCGAGAAGCAGCTTTATGACGAGAAAATCGGCGGATCGTTTGCCCGCTCGAAGATGATCGGCGACAAGCTGGCCATCCCAGCCGATATGGTCCAGGCCCGTTTCGGCAGCGCCTTCAAGATCGAAGACGGCAAGCCCGTTGCCTACGACTCGCACGGCAACAAGATCTTCAGCCGTGCCCGCCCAGGCGAACTGGCCGACTTCGACGAAGCCCTCGAAACCCTCGTCGAGCAATACCCGTACAAGGACCACATCCTCAAAAGCTCCGGCGGTAACGGCGGTGGCGCATCGAGCGGTGGCGGCAAGCCAAATGCGGGCAGCAAAGCCTACACCCGTGAGCAGTTCGCTGCGCTCCCCCCTGCTGAACAGGCGAAAGTCGGTAAGCAGGTGAGTGCTGGCGAGGTAACGGTCACGGACTGAACCTTCAAAACCCCTAGTTCGTGCCCGCGTTTGCGGGCTTTTTCATTTCTGGAGACCCGCAAATGTCCAACACCCTCACTGGCCTGATCGGTCCGCTGTACGAAGCGCTCGACATCGTTTCGCGCGAACTGGTTGGCTTCACCAAGATTGCCACCCTGGACTCTCAGGCTGAAGCCGCTGCAGTAGGCCAGGAAGTGCGTTCGCCTGTCGTTCAGCCGGTTGGCCTGCAAGACATCACCCCAGGCCTGACCGCGCCGAACGCTGGTGACCACATCATCGGTAACGTGCCGGTGGTCATCACCAACAGCAAGTCCTACCCGATCCGTTGGAACGGCGAGGAGCAGAAGGGCCTGGGCGCAAGCAATAGCGCTGGACGCATGGGCATCATGCGCGATCAGTTCATACAGGCGTTCCGCACCCTCGGTAACGCTGTCGATGCTGACCTGGCCAACGCCGCAGTGCGTGGCGCATCTCGCGCTATCGGCACCCCTGGCACCACGCCTTTCGGTGTACCCGGCGACCTTTCCGACTTCGCCCTGGCTCGCCAGATCCTTGAGGACAACGGCGCCCCGACCACCAACCTGGCCATGGTGCTCAACTCGTCTGCGGCGGCCAACGTGCGTGGCAAGCAGTCGGTGCTGTTCAAGGCTAACGAAGCGGGCACCGATGAGCTGCTGCGCCAGGGTGTTATCGGTCGCGTCGAGGGCTTTGACGTAGGTCAATCGGCACAGCTCAAGCAAGTTACCAAAGGCACCGGCGCCAACTACCTGGTGAACAGCACAGGCTTGGTCATCGGCTCGGTGAGCATCCCGGTCGACACCGGTTCGGGCACCATTCTGGCAGGCGACGTGATCACCTTCGCTGGTGACCCTAACAACTACGTGGTTAC